GTCCAAACAGAACATTCACAAAAGTTGATTCAATTACAGTTAAAGGAAAATCAGAACCAGTCGTGGTTTACACTATCTGAACAACCTAGTAATCTTCAATACACTACATTCATAACACTTCAACTTGCAGATATCTATACCACATATCGTGGTCTCAAATATGATTGTGTCAAAGAACTAAATCCTTTCCTTGGTGAATCACCTTCAGTTCCAAAAATGTTTGCATTTAAGATTGCAGTTCTTGTTCCTGCTATAGAGGCAGATATTAAAAATGAGAGAGTATCACCACAATTATTCAATGAGATGAACTTCTTAATGTCTATAGTGATTGCAAGTAATCTTGATGTATTGAAAGATGCAAAAGAAATGTGCAGAAAATTGTAAAAACCCCTTGAAATTTTAAAAAAAGACCTTATAATAGGTATATGGGTGTTATAAATACCCTTGTAATTGCTCAATAGAGGATTACATATATTAACTTGCTAAAATTTAGGAGAAACATATGACGCATTTAGATATATTTGGTCAATTCAGACCGTTCGCAATAGGATTTGACAGGTACTTCGAAGACCTCGAAAGATTGTCACATCACACACAAACTAATTATCCACCTTACAACATCGTAAAGGAAGATGATGAAAACTTTTGCATAGAACTTGCAGTTGCAGGTTTCAGCAAAGAGGACATTGAAATCTCTAGGGAGAAAAATGTTCTTATGATTGAAGGTAAAGTAGATGAAGATTCTAAGGACTTTGTTCATAAAGGACTTGCATCAAGGGCTTTCAAAAGAAGTTTTAATCTTGCAGACTTGGTTGAAGTCACAGGTGCCGACATGAAAGATGGTATTCTACATGTCAAACTGGTTAAAGTTATTCCTGAGGAAGACAAACCAGTAGTTATTGAGATTAGTTAAAAAACTACCTTTACAGATACACTCATTTGTAATATAATGGGTGTATCTTTTTACATTATGGAGAATTAAATGAATAATAAGATTGGACTAGAAATAGTCGAAGGACAAACTCAAATACCTGAAGTGGTTATGCCTATCAGAGTCGATGGTGACTTTGTTATGTTAAACACTAAAGAACAGTTTGCTGGAAAGAGAGTGGTAATCTTTGCATTACCTGGTGCATTCACCCCAACATGTTCATCATTCCAATTACCTGGATTTGAAACTCAGTTTTCACAATTCCAAGAAAAAGGTATTGATGAGATATATTGTCTATCAGTAAACGACTCATTCGTAATGAATGCGTGGTTTGAAGGACAAGGTGTAGAGAATGTGAGACCATTACCAGACGGAAATGGTGAATTCACTCAACTTATAGGTGCTTCAGTTAAGAAAGCAAATCTCGGTTTCGGTATTAGAAGTTGGAGATATGCAATGGTAGTAAATGATGGTGTTATTGAAAGAATGTTTGCAGAAGCAGGATACGGTGACAACATTGATACAGACCCATATGAAGTATCATCACCTGAGAATGTATTAGCAAACTTATAGTATGCCTGAATTCAAATGTGATTTAGTCTTATCAGAGGACGACGCTAAGTTTGCCTCTAATAAAATCACCGAGTATTATCAAAACTTTGGTAATATGGCAGACTATTTGAGAAAAATAAAACTAGAGAGGGTGGCAGAAATGCCAACTCCTCTTTTTGGTTTTAATCTATCAGACGATTTCTTTTCAGACTTCAACATGCATCCAGAAGATATGAACTTTAGAGTTGGTGTTGCAGACCACGAAATCTTTCATAACTACTTAGAGATTATTACATCACATGCAATTGAGGCCTCAAATCCTGGTAGAAAATTAATTTTAATGGTCTATGAAACAAATACAAATAAGATTGTAGGTTTCATAAGACTAGGTTCACCAATGATGAACATTGCTCCTAGAAATAGGTATTTTGGTGAAGTGTTGGGTGCAGAAGCAATGCCTGTATTTAACAAACATGCAATCATGGGAATGATTATAGTTCCTACTCAACCATTTGGATTCAATTATCTTGGTGGTAAACTACTTGCATTGATGTGTTGTTCACATGAAGTGAAACAAATTATAGATGAGAAGTATGACATGAATCTATGTCACTTTGAAACTACCTCACTATATGGTTCAACTAAGAGTATGTCACAGTATGACGGTTTAAAACCTTTTATGAAAGGTCAAGGTCTAACTGATAGTAATTTTGCACCACTTATGAATGACAATTACTTTAAAGACTTAGAGAAATTCTTTGTAGAAAAGAATGGTGGTCCGATTGTGTGGGAAGAAGCATCAAGTAGAAAAATGAAAGTTCAATCTAAAATGATATCTATTATTAAGAAGTCTCTTAACGAAGATGATAAGAAGACCTTTACAGAAGTAGTAGATGATGCAAGAAGATTGAATGAAAGAAAAAGATTTTATGTATCTGATTTAGGTTATGAGAATTCTAAAGATGTTATATTGGGTAAAACTGATACACTGATAAAGAAATCTAACCATGATAGATACTCAATAAATAATTTAACAGAATGGTGGAGAAAGAAAGCATCTAATAGATACAATACTCTCCGTTCTGATGGTAGACTTCGAAATACACTTGAAGTATGGAATGAGAATCCTGATGACATTGACATTATTCGGTAAAACATTTAGAGTAGTAGAGAATCCTCACGAACAGGACGCTGCTATAGAAATTATAGAAGGAGACTTTAAAGGTCTTGTCTATCAGTATGGTAAAGTAGGATTTGAAGACGGAAAACCAAACATAAACTTTGAAAGAACGATTAGAAGGTTGCCAGATAGTGGAGAAGAACTTGATAATCTACTAAATAATAACGACCTAAATAATCTTATGGGAAACATTCTTGTAGAAATTATGCAAGAACAAATACAAAAAGAGGAAAAAGATGTCTGAATTTGAAAGACCTATACAATATCCGATAGTAATAACTAACGGAGATACCATGTATATAACTGGTGAATATGAAGAACCAGGTACAGATGCTTGGTTTGCTGAAAAAAATAGAGTGCAAGCTAAATATCTTGAATTTGAGGCCGCAGAAGCTGCCAGAGAAAACGAAGAAGATGAAATATCATTCGACTTAACAAGGAGTTAATAATGAACAGAGAAAAATTAATGGCAGAAATTAAGAGACATGAAGGAGAAGTCCTTGAAGTCTACGAAGATTCACTAGGTTATTTAACCTTTGGTGTCGGACACTTAATCAAAGATAGTGATGATGAACATGGTCAACCTGTCGGCACACCAGTCTCACAAGAAAGAGTAGACGATGTCTATGACTATGACTTTGATAAACATTTAGATGAAACTATTCATTTGTTTGAATCAAAAGGTGGTGAAGACTTCTATGCATTACCAGAAAACATACAACATGTACTAGTTAACATGACATTCAACTTAGGTGGAACAAGATTCAGTAAGTTTAATAACATGTGGAAAGGTGTTGTTGCTTGTGATTGGGAGAAAGTTGCAGTTGAAATGGAAGATTCTAAATGGTTCAGACAAGTTGGAAGACGAAGTGTTGAATTACAGGAGATGGTAAGAAGTGCGTAATATAAGAGACGAAGTTAAGTGTCTTAGATTAGATACAGGAGAAATCTTAATTGGTTTCTTTAAGAATTTGTGGTGGAAAGGAAAATACGAATTAAGAGATTGTCAACAATGTCTAGTTTCTTTAGACGACAATAGAATGGAAGTACAACTTGCACCTTATATACCTTTTGCAAAAGAATATGTTTTTGAAATTAGACATGATAAAGTTCAATCAGTTTTCGATGCAAAACCTCAACTAGAACAAAACTACAAAGTAGAAACAGGTAATCAAGTAAGAGGTCAGAGAGGTAATAAGTAATGGGTAGAGAGTCTTTATTAAAAGCATTGATGAGTCAGTATCAAGGTGAAATGGATATTGCAATGGCCAATATTGATGTATATAAAAACAACCCAGCAGGTATCGGTGAACATCCAGATGTTGCACAGGCACTTGACACTCAAATCGAAAGGTATGCAACTGCAAAAGAAAAGTATGAGGCATGCTACGAATTAATCAACGATAGACCACAAACCACATTGACAGAATAGACCTACTGTAGTATACTAACAGTATGGATTTTTATACAAATGTATGTCGTACTCGCGACAAAATACTAGTCACAGGTTATCAAGGCAATAAAAAGGTAAAAATGAAGGTCGATTACAGACCTAAACATTTTGTTCCTTCCAGAAAAGGTGACACACCTTACAAATCACTAGACGGCAGACCACTTGAAGTTGTAGAACTCAACTCAATGGGTGGTGCCAGAAAGTTCAGAGAAAAATATCATCAAACTGCAGGTATGGAAATACATGGTTATGATAGATATGTTTACACTTATATTTCAGATAAGTTCCCAACAGATTTCGAATACGACACAAAGAAAGTAAGAATTGCAACACTTGATATTGAGTGTGAATGTGAAGATGGTTTTCCAGAACCAATAATTGCAGGTGAGAAAGTCAATGCAATTGCAATCAAACCTTTCGGTCATAATACACATGTCTTCGGTCTAGGTCCTTGGGATGAAAAACCTGCCAATTGTGTTTACTATAATTGTGTAGACGAGGCACAACTTCTAACAGAGTTCATCAAATTCTGGAGAAAGTCCTCTTTTGATATTATCACAGGTTGGAATGTAGATTCATTTGACATCACATATCTTTGTAATAGAATTGACAAAGTTTTTGGTCAAGATGAACATAAGAAATTATCACCATGGGGTATGTCAGATGTCAGAGAATACATGTCTAACTTTGGTCAGAAACAACAGACATTCAATCTTTATGGTATCAGTATTGTAGATTACTTAGACTTGTATCGTAAACATACACCACAAACACAAGAGTCATACAAACTAGAACACATTTCACAAGTAGAACTTAATACAGGTAAGATTGATTACTCAGAGTATGGTAATCTACACACACTTTATAAACAAGACTACTCAAAGTTCCTTGCATATAATGTTAAAGATGCAGTTCTTGTTGAAGAACTAGAAGAGAAACTTGGATTCTTAGAACTAACAATCGTTATGGCATATTCTGCCAAGTGTAATTACAATGATACATTCGGTATGGTTAAGTATTGGGAAACAATCATCTATAATCATCTGAAGAAACAAGGTATACAAACACCACCTCAGGCATTAAGACGAGACGGAAAGAATCATCGTATTGAAGGTGCATATGTTAAAGAACCCATTGTAGGTGGTCATAATTGGGTCATGTCATTTGACTTGAACTCTCTTTATCCTCATCTAATCATGCAGTTCAATATTTCACCAGAGAAAATGGTGAAGAGTGGTCTTATGGACACCAAGATTGCAGGTATGTTAGACAAGAAGATTGACTTATCTGAATTGAAAAGACAGAACCTAACAGTCACACCAAACGGTGTTAAATTCAAAAGAGACAAACAAGGTTTTCTTCCTGAACTCATGGAAACATTATATGATGAGAGAAAGGAATACAAACAGAAGATGATTGGTTATCAGAAAGAACTACAAGTATGTGATGACCCTATTGAAAAGAAAAAACTTGAAGTCAGAATCAAGAGAGCATATAACAATCAACAGGTCAGAAAGATTTCGTTGAACAGTGCATATGGTGTTCTTGCTAATCAGTGGTTTGCATTCTTTGACCCACAACTTGCAGAGTCAGTCACTACTGCAGGTCAATTAGTAATCAAGTGGTCAGAGAAAACTGCAAATGATTATCTAAACAAAGTTCTAAAAACAGACAAAGATTATATCGTTGCAATGGATACTGATTCAATTTATATCACACTTGATGATTTAGTAAATCAAATCTTTACACCAGAACAACAGAAAGATAAGAGTAAAGTTGTTGACTTCTTATGTAAGATTGAAGTTGAAATTGAGAAGGCATTGAGAGAAGGATTTGAAGACCTTAAAGATTACACGAATTCATTTCAACAGAAAATGGAAATGGGTCGTGAAGTAATTGCAGACAGAGGTATCTGGACTGCAAAGAAAAGATATATTCTAAATGTATATGACAATGAAGGTGTAAGACTCAGAGAACCTAAATTAAAAATGATGGGAATTGAAACTGCAAAGTCTTCAACTCCACAATGGGTAAGAAAGAAACTTACTGAAGCATTGAACATTGTAATGACAAAGACTGAACAAGAGTTGTGGGACTTTGTTGAGACAACAAGAAAAGAATTCAGAAATCTACCTGTAGAAGAGATTGCCTCACCAAGAGGGTGTAATAACATTAAACAGTATCATGACAACTCAAACATCTATTCAAAGGGTACACCCATACATGTCCGAGGTGCTTTACTTTACAATCACCACTTAGAGAAACTAAACTTAGACAAAAGATATGAGTTGATAAAGAACGGAGACAAACTTCACTTTACATATCTTACAACACCAAACCCAATCAAAGAGAATGTTATCTCATTCTTATCGGTTCTACCTCGTGAGTTTGACATACAGAAGTATGTTGATTATGACTTACAATTTGATAAGGCATTCATTGAACCACTCAAAGGTATCATAAGTCTTATTGATTGGAATGTAGAACCAGTTGCAAGTTTAGATTCATTCTTTGGTTAGGAGACACTAT